ACCGGCACTTGCGGCCCAGTATCGACCGGACGGAGCCACTACTATCCTTTTTGTTCAGATGGTTTTGTACGCCGTTCATCAAGCCTTTCACAAACGGGACGCGGTCATGGTACTGCTTGACCAGACCCTTGGCTTCATCAACGTCGATATCTAGCTGATCTGATAGCTTGTTGACGCCCATGCCGTACATCATGCCAAGGTTAATCGTCTTCGCCTGCTTACGCGAGATCTCCGCCATTTCTGCAACCATCGTATGAAAATCCATATTATTATCGTGTCGATAAGCATTAACAAACTCCTCTGCGCCATTAAGTAGTGCGCCTCTTGTTTTTCCGAATACATATGCGTAGTGGACCAAGATCCGTGGTTCCTGTTGCGAGAAATCTATGGCAGCCCACTGTTCACCTTCTTCAGGTAGGAACAGACTGCGTATCATTGGGCCCATCTCAGGGTCACGAGCCGGTATTTGCTGTAGGTTCGGGTTTGACATGGATATGCGTCCCGATACCGTGCCGCCATCGTCGG